TAAACATTATCTTACTGATCATGTAAAGAGTAGATTTGCTATCGTACCAGCACCTGAATGGGAGATCGCAACGTTTCTTCCTCTTGCTGATTGGCAGAAGTCTAGTGGTAGTAAAGTGTATGCAGATTCAAGAAGGATGTTAGGATGAATATTGATCAATTAAAAGGTGTAGCATCTAAAGGTAGAGGCTTTGCATCTACTAATCAATTCTTAGTAGAGTTACCTCCAGTAGGAGGGTATAACACAAATGATCTAAACATTCTTTGTACAAATGTCAACCTTCCTGGTAGACAGATAATGACTCAAGAGAGACTTATTGGTCTAAAAGCTCGTAAGATGCCAAACGGATTTGCTTCTGATGATATTAATCTTACTTTCCATGTTATGAATGATTATAGTATAAGAAAGTATTTTGAAGCCTGGCAGAATAAAGTTATTAATCAAGATACTTTTGAAATAGGATATGCAAATGATTTTACAGAACAAGTAAGAATAAAACAACTTAGAAAGGGAATGGCTTTTGATTTCCCTATAGATAAAATCTTCGGATTGAATCTAGATTTAGATATAAGAACCCAAGAGTCTATTATATACACATGTGTATTAAAAGACGCGTTTCCAACAACAATGAACACAATTGAATTTTCTGATGAGCAAGACGGTCTAGTTAAGCTCAACGTCCAGCTTTCATATACGAACTGGACTACAAAATAATAAGGATGATTAAATCATGGCACTACCACAAATAAACACCTATCCAAAATATACATCAAGCGTACCATCTACAGGTGTGCAATTTACTTACAGACCTTTTTTGGTAAAAGAACAAAAAATATTATTAATGGCTTTAGAGTCTCGTGATGAGAAAGCTATACTACAATCAGTAGTAGATACAATTGAAGCTTGTACATATGAGGATATAGAAGTAAGTGAATTAGCAACATTTGATGTTGAGTTTTTATTCACTCAGATTAGAGCTAAGTCAGTTGGTGAAACTACTGATGTTAGTATTAAATGTGATGAGTGTGAAGAGTATACTACAGTTAATGTTCCATTACAAGATATAGATATGACTGTTCCAAAAGATACTCATATTATAAGTTTAACAGATGAGTTTAAACTAACAATGGCTTACCCTAGTTATAAACACCTAGCTAAGATATCTGAATTACAGTCTAGCACTTTAACTGAAGGTATGTATGAGATGATTATAGCATGTTTAGACTCCTTACAAACAGAAGAAGATAATATAATGTTTGCTGATGAGTCTCGAAAAGATACAGAGACTTTTTTAGATAATTTAAACTCAGACCAATTTGATATGATAGTCAATTTTATTGATAATCTACCTAAAATGAAATACGATGTAGAGTTTACATGTGAATCATGTAAAAAAGATAACGTTCAAACTTTACAAGGACTAAATGATTTTTTTTAATAAACCTTTCTCATGACTCGTTAATTAATTTTTATAATACTAACTATCAGTTAATGCAAAATCATAAATACTCATTAACCGATCTTGAATTAATGATACCTTGGGAAAGGGAAATATACGTCGCTTTACTAACAGACCAACTTAAAAAAGAAAAAGAAGAACACGAAAGACAGGGTTAACCAATGGCTATAACACTTGATGAAATTAATAATACTCTATTAGAGCAAAATAAATCTCTTGACATTACTGCCAAGAGCATAGTTAAGTTCATTGAAGGTGAAAAAAGCGATAGAGGAGATGAGTTAGAAGCAAAACTAGATGCATCTCGTGAGAAAAAACGAGCTGTAACGAGACCTCAAGGATTCAAAGCAGGTTTTAAACAAGGTTTAGGTGATGCTACAGGACTTGGCACTGTTGCGAGATGGGTTTCAGCTGCTTTAGCTGGTGCGTTTAGCGGAGCAACTCTGTCGACGCTAGCAGGTTTTGTAGGAAAATATCTTGCAAGAGGTGCAGTTTGGGGATCAGCAGCTTTGCTAGTTGGTCAATTCGGTGCAAAGCTATTAGAAAAGGTGTTTACAGACCTTGATCCAAACGATGTCTTTCTAGATAAAGATACAAAAGCAGCAATTGTTCCATACGTTGTTGATGCGTTTAAAATAGGATTTCTTGCTATGATAGGTGGTAAGAAGTTAGCGCTTGCAGCATTTTTTGGCTCTCTTATAGGAAGTGCTATAACTAAATCTTTAAAACTCAGTCCAGGAGAAAAAGATAATCAGTTTGGGTTTGAAATGCCTTGGACAAAAGAAGATTTTGTTAAATGGGGATCCACTATAGCCTTGTTCTTTGCCCCTAGTATGATACTGGGAGCTATAAGAAGAGGTATTGGAATGGGAAGCACAGGAGGTCCTGCAGGCGGAGCAGGTACTTCTTCTGCAGCTAAGCGAGGATTTTTAAGAGGTTTTATACCTAGAGCAGGTATATTTAAAGGTCTTGGATGGGCAGGCTTATTAAACTTTACAGGTGGATTACTTGCTGATTGGGTAGGTGAGCAAACTGGCAATCAAAAAGCGGCAGACTTTCTTAATATGTCTGTTAGTGGATTAACTATGTTAGCTATATTTGGACCAACTCCTGTAGGTATAGGATTTGCACTTGCTGCCTTTTTCATTCACGGGTTTATTCTAGTTAAGAATCGGATTGCTAGAGAAAAAGCTAGATTAGATGCGGAGTTTGAGGCTCAGGTTATAGCTCAGCAGAGTAAAATAGCTGATATGAAAGGCGCAGAACAAGTTGGCTTTTTTAACAAGACTATAAAAGACGCAGCAAAAGAAAGTGTTTATGGTGGTACAAGTGGGTATGGCGCGCAAACTGTTAATGAAGAAGCTATCTTACGACATTTAGAACAAACGAATCCTGCAGCTGCAAAGAAACTACTACTTGAATATGATATTCAGGACGCTAATCTTGAGTATAAACGACTAGAAAGTATGACCGGACCTGGAACGTCTTCAGTTGCAAAGGATGCAGCTAAAAGAGAGTTAATGAGACTTCTAGAAGAAATGAAAGTCTTACAAGGTAAACCTCATCGCTTAGAGACTGAAATGATGATGGGTAATGGTAATGGAAGTGCATTTCCTGGTAGAGGTTATAGTGTAGGTCAAACTACAGGAGACTTTTTAGAGCTTTCATACTTACCAATGACTGCTAGATCTCGTAGAAGAATAGATTATGATGCTTTATTACCTCCTAAAGCTGCTATAACTACTGGTGATAGAATTGATAGTCTTATGAACACTATAAAATATGGTAGTGGAGGTAATCATCCAATGGGTAATATTGGTTCTATTGGTCAAGTTGGAGATAGAAATCAAACTCATAACTATAGTCAACAACTAGTACTAGCAGGAGAAACTCCCACAGCTGATCATCACAACGGCGGGAGTTTTACTAGGCTACATCAAGTACCTTTATTATACTAGTCGTCAGCTGCTAACTTAGCAAAGTACGACATAGTATCATCCTCATCAAGAGCAGTATTCTCTGCTGTTGCCATAGGCGCAGGAGCAGCCATAGGAGCAACTGCTGCAGGAGCAGAAGCCTGAGGAGCCACATAAGGCGTAGAAGTATCTAATGATACCTCTTCACGTACAGTACGTGGTGCACTCTCACCTAATACAAGAGCCAGACGAGACTTAAGCTCATCATATGTCTTATAGTTCTTAGGATCAGTCCATTCAGTACAGTCGTGTTGCTTATTGTAGATAGCTTCTAGCTGATCATCATCACCTGCAATCTGAGCAGGAGACTTAAAGCTAGACGCATCGTAGTTAGGGTAACCCTCTACCTTACGAATCTTAATCGTAAAGTCAGCACCTTGCCACATATCAAATGGATTCACAGGAGCCTCGTCAGGGAACTGAGGCTGCATAGAGTCCATAATCTTATCAAAGATCTTCTTACCAAAGCGATATAGTTTCACTTGGCCTTCGTTCTCTGGAGCAGATGGATCAGAGACAATAAGTACATTAGCAATGTAACGTAAGTTCCGTTTGCGCTCGCGTACAATACGCTTGGCCTCTTCGGAACCATCTTCGTTCCATAACTTACTATTGCTCTCTGACAGAGGATCAGCCTGACCAATAGATGTAAGAGACTTCTCTACATACCATTGACCGGTTGGTCCTTTAAAGAAATGATCCCAGTAGCGTACCCAAGGCGTAGGAGCCTCAGCGTCACCAGGAAGAAAACGAACTACAGCATATCCATTGCCAGCTTTATCTCGTGTAGGCTGCCAAAAGCGTTCGTCATTTCGATTATCGGTTTTAGTTTGTTCGCCTGGACCGCTACTAGCAGCTTCTACTAGTTTAGATAGGTCGGTGCGATTAGTTTTTAGTGCTGCAAAACTCATTTATATTTTCCTTGTATGTTACAGTATATTTTTGTGTATGTTTTATCCACTTGATCATTATATAGACTTATTTATTATAAGTCAACTGGCAATGTGTTACCTCGTGGAAGATAATTAAGATTCATTGCCTCAACCTCAATTTTCTCTTTTATAGATCCAGAGACATACTTACGTATATCTTCCAGATCCAATTCTATATCCTCACAGATATGAATGATTGCGTCCATGTAGCTATACCGGTGCTCTCTTACCTTTACTTCTACCATTTTTGCGAACTTGTTTTTTGTTAGGAACTGCTCTTTTGCCATTTACCTCATTGTCCATTTCAGTTGTATAGACACCTATGTCTGGGTACATTACACCCACACTACGCTTAGGAGTGCCATCTTTATTGTATGCCATTACGACACATTTAAACTTAGTTTTAAATTGACGCTCTTCACCATAGTACAAATCTCTATAGACACCATCGCGTAGATAAGCTTGCAAGTTATGTAAGTAACCTTGCTGTACTAGGTACTCAGATGCTTGACCCTTTTCTTTAGAGTTCTTCCAGCTTCTCATACCAGATAACTTATCTTTAGCATTCTTAATCCAACTTCTAACATTCTTCACAGAGAAGATATCATCATCAGGTAGATTACGAACAGTTTCATGAATAGATAACTGAGCAGCAGGCTTCTTAGCTTCACGTGCTTTAGTAATACGTTCTACTAGTACAGCTTTCTGCTCATCGGTTAGTTTACGTTTTTTACGAATCTTCTTCATTCACATCTCCATCATATATACCTTATTATAGTCTCTTTTTATAATAAGTGCAACTGTTAAAT